TTTAATTTCGCTTTTACCCTGACCGTTCTGATCAGGTTATAAATCTCTAATGCAAGCCGGCAATCTTTTACCGGATCGTTTGAGTTCCACGCCATGATCATAATTCCACCGGTTCCGCTGTATCGCCAAATTCGATTTTCATATTCTCGTCCAGGCATGCGGCAACGTCAGCTTTGGCGTAAGTTTTAACAAATTTCTCACTACTTGCCGTGACCTCAACCGTGATCTTTGCCTGAAATTCCACGCGATATTTAGGCATTACACACCCACCTTAATCGGGCATATTTCCTTGCGATTGCAGGTAGCACAAGGCCTTGAGCTTGACTTGGATTTACAATAAAGATTGCTCAGGCAAGCCCCAGCCGGGCATTTATGAGAGCATAGACCGCCATTACATTTCCCGTTTGCTTCCATTACGCGACCCCCATCCAATGAATTTCATTGATCATGTACTTCAATTCAACCCCGTGATCGCCTACCAAGATATGATCACCATTGATTGCTTTGAGCACACCGCTGGGCATTAATTTCCCATTGGTAACCTGCAAGACTATCTTTCTTCCGATCCATTCCTGCTTGATCTTGACCATTTTTCTCCTTTTTATTAATTTATACCTGATTATATACCCTGTAAACTGTTTTGTCAATAGGTTAGAGGAGAAATATTCTAAGTGCTAGTTTATAGAGCTGTTCCATATAGCCAAGTCGTTCTGCAATGTCCAGGACAGTGTCAACGCCGGCATTGGAGGCCCTGAGTTTTAGATTGATTCCATGCGCATAATAAAATTGCTCATACAGACGGTTCCAGATATCAGCGTGAGGACATTGCATGGCACGGGCGTAATCCCTGACATATTCGTTCAACCTGGCACGGTAGGGGAGGGAAGCGGCTGGCGATTCTTTCTTGCTCAGCAAGGCAGTCATTTCCTTTAACTGTTGAGCAGTTTGAAGCTGCATTTCTGCTATTTGTCGTATAATCGTGAGGTTGTTATCAGGATTAAATCCATACGTACCATGCCGGCGGATTTCCGGCAGGACCTTATGCGCTATCCACCACTGGAAATCTTCAGCCTTTTTCTTTCGGGATCTCATAATGAGTCGATAAAGCCCAGGCTCATTGATTAAGGTTTGTGACTGAGCCCCGTGTCCGGCCTGACTGTCGGTTAAAGCGACGGTCATCTTTTCATCGTCTTTCAGTCGCCCCACTGCATCCCGGCTGTTTGATATTTCCAGCACCTCACAGACTTCCGAGGCCACCCACCAGGCTTCCCCATCCCTGACCATGACGTTGATATTTCGTCCCTCATATTGGAGAGTATCAAGTGCCCTCGGAGCTGCTAAAAATCTATCCATTATTCTCCTTACTCTTCTTCAGTATTTCCCATACCCTCTGCCGGGAAATTTTAAATACCTCTGATATTTCCCGTAAGGCAAGCCCGGGGTTTTTTGTCACAAATTCTACCAATTCTTTGTTACGGTCCAGTTTTCTCATAGTGTCATATCGCATGCTATTAGTCTACGATATTATAATTAACTTTGTCAAGATAGTTCGGTGGACATAAAAAAAAACTGGCCCCTCAGTGGTCGAATACTGAAGGGCCTAATCAGAAGGATTGTATACATCTTTTAGCGAATAGATACAAAGTTGACAATTAGTTGTCAATAGTCTGTCAATTGGTTGTCATTAGAGCGTACGTACCTGCCTTACCTTTTCGAGCGTCATTCTTTGTTTGTCAGGTTCGATTACAATACGAGGGCATCCGAGTTGTGAGGGAGGAGTCCCCCATCGCTCAAGGTAACACGGCGGAATATTTTGAGCATACGCCTTGAGCCATGCGCCTGTCATTGTGGCGATTCCGTCAAAGGCTTTGATCTGACCATCCTTTAAAATAAGCCGTTCGGGAAGATCGGGGGCTTCTTGTCCATGAATGTGTCCAGATAATGTAATGTGGGCGTTAACAAATGTCTGAGCGAGTCTCAAGACCGCCAGTGCGCGGGCGCCTGATGTACGGGCGGCTCCTTCACCATGTCGAGCATGGATTATAATACTGTGTGCGTCTTCCCCCCGTTCCTGTTTAGCCCAATCTTTCCCAAATCGACGGAAGCGCAAGTTGACGAAACAAGATACTCCGCCATAAGGCACTCTGTCCCAGGGAGGTTTGCGCTTTTTGTTGGCCTTTTTAAGCAGTTCGGTCATAAAATCATAGTGATTGAATCTGCGGATTGAGTCATCATGGTTGCCCTCGATTAAACCGAGGCATTTGCCCCAAATGGGTGAGAGGATATCATTGACCATTTCCACCTGCGTAGGGCCTATATTATCAACGCAGTCCTTCATCCAGGGAGCCAAAATACGGCCCTCCCATCGTTTAAAATCCGAGGGGGTGATACAATCCCCATAATCCCCCATACCCAACCAATAAGCATTTTCAGTATTCTTAATTTCTTTAACTTTTGCCCTGAGTAGGTCCTCGTCACAATGGACGACTCCAAGATGAATGTCTCCAAGGGGGTATAAATAAAACTTGTCCAACCTTGACGGATACTCAAGAACTTTTGTTATTACTTCCATCGGTCAGGCATTAAGCCTGTTTTACTCCATTCCACCAAACTTTCAATATCATAGAACACCGGCTTTCCAAGTTCTTTCATGCGTTCGATTTCCTTGTCGGCTCCTGTACTTTCCCCGGGGATCCTCAACAAGCAGTCGCAGCATTCAAGCCAGTGCATATCATAGGCATACCAGAAATCAACCTCATGCGGGTGTACCAGGTGCCAGAAGTGCGTCAGGTGGGGCACGTAAGGGGCGAAGCCGCGCTGCGCCAAGTGTTCTCCAGCCGTTAGTGCTCCGCGTACGTTTATGGCGACATCGCCTTTGGTATAAGGTCCAGCTACGTATACTTTAATCATAATCACATCTCTACTGTAGTTTTGCATTGTAAAATTCCGATTGCGTGGGTGCCCAAGTGGGCTAGCCCCACGCATTAAATCGGAACTTGCCGGGGCGGAGTACCAGCAGGCTATTTAATTTCCCGCTGGGCCTCGTTTCCGGCCCGGTTGATGATTTTTATTGTCAGGTGGTTGTAACCTTTCGGGATGGTAACCACGTGCAGCCGGCCAAACTCCGGCTCCCAATCTGTGCAGACGCATAGATCACCCTTACAGAGGATAAGCTGGCTTTTGGCCTCCATCGAGGTATCCCAGGCAATGACGTCGAAACATTCGTAATCTTCTACTACTTTGACCTCGGTGACTTTTAGTTCTGTGGGAGCCACACGATAGACCGGCAATGGGGAACAGGCCGTCAAGAGAAGGACCAGTAGTAAGAGAATCCTTACCATATGCCGGCATCCCTCAAAGCATACTGGTCGCAGAGTTGTTTAAGAATCTGCTTGACCGCTGCAGCGTCCCAGGTGTTCTTACATTTGCGGTCGAGTTTGGCATAATACATGGCCGCAGAATAGACGGTCGTTTCCTCGTCTATCAGACCATCGAGGTTAGTGTCGGCCTTGATAACCGTAGCGAAGTCCGAATACTTTAACGGGCATTTAAGGTCAGTCTGTGCAGTAGCATCCGCCCAGGCGTTCTGCGTTACCACGATGGCCAGGTCGAGCCATTTCTTCTTTCCCATGTCGGTCAGGCCGCGCCATATTTCCCGTGTCCTCACCCAGAATTTCTGAGCAATGAGATTTGATTTATTCGTCGCTTCCATTAGCTTATCTCCTTTAGATATGCTTCAGGGTCAGGGTCAGCGCCGGACGTAGTTGTCGCCGTCACTGTTGGAGCCACCTTTGAAACAAGGTCTTTAACCACGGCGACAGGCACGGAGGTAGCGAGGTCTTGCGCCTGGACTGCTGATTGCTCTTGAAGGTTAGAAACGATCTCTGTCAGTTTGGTCGTAGTGTCGGCGTTGGTTGTGGTCGCGGTCTTAGCATCGCCGAATAGCCCGATGGTTTTACCAAACCAAAAGCCGATAACGCCGATGGGAATTATCCATGCCTGGTCAGGTTGGATTTTTCCGGTTGCTATCAGATTATATCCAACCCATAAGGCGAACACGGTAATCACCGGCTGCATTAACCCTTTGATAAATTCGATCACAAGGTCTTTTACTTTAATAAGGTCTTCCATGTTTTTCTCCGCAAAAAGAAAACCGCCTCCGTTAAGATTCCGGGGGTGGCTGAACAGTACAATAAGGGTACAATAAATCAGGGCGGCATTACGGTTTACCTGTGAAGATCAGATTTACAATAGTTTCGATCAAGGCAGTGGAAATAACGAGAATAACCCCGCCGATGATGGCATTTTTCAAAGATATGGTGCCCTTGTGTGTTTCAAGCACTTTCCCTATTTCAAGATCGCCACAACTATCCTTCCAATCACAAAGCGATTTAATGGTCGCCGAATGATCATTGCAGGGTAGTTTGTCCAATCGATCAAATATCTTGCCGATGGTTTCAGTTTGCCCCTTCTGAGTGTCAATGACTGCGCCCATCTGCCCGGATAATTTACCGAGTATCATAATTTCTTCATTGGTCATCGGCGTTACTCCTTATCTCAATTTCGCTCTTGTGAATGAAGGTAAAACAGAATCCAGTTTCTTTAATTGATCCGCCGTTAAATCATTCTCAAACTCGATCTCCGTGCCTTCTTTAAACGTATCGATAGTTCCTTCAACCTTGATTTGCCCGGTTGAAATACGCTTAACCTTTAATCCTGTTTGCGATTCAATGTCTGCAACTGTCGGGGTTCTAAAATATTGAATGATCATCGTTAAACTCCCACCTTTACTCGGAAACCGAAAACGTCCAATAGCTTTGAACCAGCCTCCGCGCTTCGTCCCCATGCGCCATAATAGAGAGATACATTATCAGGTGTATATTCAACGCCATGGGTATGAGTTGCCCCCAACGTCCAGGTTGCAGCATCGGTCGAATAATAAAACAGAATGGTCGTGGCACCATAAATGGCAATCAGATAATAGGTTGCATATGCCCCCACTGATGCTACAAGTTGCGTTTGTGTACCATTGGCACCGTTTCCAGACGACGCCTGTAATACGGCATTCGTTCCGTCACCTGTGGACAAGAACCTGAATGCCACATGATTTGAAGCAACAACCGGAAAGGTTGTCGTATCGGAAAACATGCCGTACCATGCTTCCCATTTATCGGTTGATGCGCCTGCGGCCTGCACCTTGCCTCCCCATTTATACAGCGATGTAGCGGCGTCTTTGTCATGCCACCACGCAACGGTAAATACACCTCCTGCAGTACCCCCGGATGTTGCCCCGGAATCTACACGCAGAGCTGATTTGGTTTGTGTGGCTACGCCTGTTCCTGTAACTGTCGCGGTCAACCCGGTGTCACATTCAAGATTGAAATAAGGAACTTGAGCTATCAGCATCCCCGGAATATCCAGGAAATCAGTACCAAGAAATTGATGTTGGGTCTTATGTGCATCCAACAGCGTCTTGAGATAATTGAGATTATCTTTGACGTGTAGGTCCATGATGGCCTTTGTAACTATTTCTCCGACTACCCAAGTTCTTGGTGCTGTCCATGCCATGTTGTTACCTCCTTATTTACCAGGATGCGACGGTGTGCCAAGCTCCATTGGCATACAGGCGCTTCACCCTATCAAATGTGTTGACGTATTCTTGGCCCTCGGATGGAGAAGCTGGATCGCCTGTATCTGTTTTGACAGGGAGAATGAACACATCCGCTAAGGAAAAGTCGATGGTTATCTTGTTGGCCACTCTCGATACCGCAAATTTCCAGTTCCCCAGAGCGTCGGCCATAAGAATCATATCGTCAGTGACATAAACGCAGGGGTATGTGGTTACAGGTGGCGGGCCAGTGGTTACATCATCTGTGAAGTACATACCGTGAGAATAAAGTACAGGCGACTTGTCTTTCAGCCAAGCAGCAGACACATCACCACCATCTACCACAAGCACCCTCCCATCTTCGGTGTAGTATATGAATTTTTTAAGGGCCGCCATCTTAAACTCCTAATCTTGTCCCTGTGCCTAATCTTGACGTGTCTAATACCCAGGCTTCTTCATGGGAAGCATTGGATAATTTGTATGTTACAGAGTGTTTCATACCGCCATCAGTAATTGTGTGGCCCATGGAATCGATAAAATAATCATCGCTTAATCCGAGTTCGGTATTGACTACCGTTATTCTGTCGGATATTTCCCTCGATAGAATCTGCGTTAAATTCGCAGCATTCTTATTCACGACGGTCATTGAAATTTCGGCAGAGGGTTCCTTATGCGTGCTCAGAAACCACACGCAGAAAGCATCTGCTACGGTTGCGTTAGTTAAATATTTACCGTCCAGCTTGTAAACCCTTTTCTGGTAAGCCGTCTGGGAAGTTGTGTCTTCTCGAACCTTGCTGATCTTAGTCCGTGAGTTATAGAGCGTTCCTCTAAGCCTTAGAAGATTTACGTATAGCGGAGCCGACCAGCCGTTCGTTATCGTAAGCATTGCGCCCTTGGCAAATTTGGTAATGGACACCGTTAAGGAGGCGGTCTTATCGGTTCCGGTGCCCCCTGTGCCCGTCCAGGCCGTATAGTCAGTTGTTGCAACGGGGGTTGTGATAGCATTGCAGAAATCCAGAAACTCAGGAAAGTACGTGACTACCTCTCCGGCCGTCAAAACCTCTTCGGTCTCCAACCTCCAAATCTCAGCTAAGGGTTGCAGCTCCCATGTTGTAACAGTAGCCTCGATCCGATTATATAATTGCTTGGCCCCGTAGGAATAGGTAATTGCTACCATTGAATCATCGAAGGTGGCCTGTGAAGCGTTGTGAGGCGCTTTCCAACGGTGCTGACGGTCTTCCCAGCACAGTTGCCCGGCTCCGTTGATGATGATGAATCCGAGTTCCGAATCCTCTATATCACGAAGGTCAGCCAGGCATGCCCGGTCATTCGAATAGAAATAAGGGATCGTATCCTGCCCGGTGTCTATCGAGCGTAAAGCTGCACTCCAGCCGGCATCATCCAGGATATGAGTAATCAGTGCGCCCGTGACATGCGACTTGTAGAGTTCACTCTTAGTGATGGCACGGGAAAGATAATCAAGACCATCCAGGGCATAAACATAGCACGTCTGCTCAGTAATACCCGGATGGGGGATAATCTGCTCGATGTAGCCGTAGAAAAGGTTGTAAGCAGCGGGCGCCGTGGTGGTGAGGCGGATTGCACGCTTAGGAAGCAGCAATCCATACAAAGCGCCGGCGGAATACTCCGGGGAAAATACCTGCGTGCTATTGTCGAGTGTCAATTCCAGCGATCCGGTCGAGGCCTTCCCCAGCTCGGAATCCTTGCCACGTTTATAGCTTGCCGAACGCACATAAGCCGTTATATCTGACTGAGCATGGTCCCACGATAAATCTCCATCCCAGTCACACTCAATTTTGTAAGTTGCGGTCGTCATGCGCTCCCATATAAAAGTCTTTTATTTTGATTTAGATAACCCTCGACCACGCTGGCCAACTTGCGGGCGCTGGTTTCATCTCCCAGGAAGATAGGATTGTCGAAATGAAGGTGGACTCCGCCTCCCCCCAGCTTATCAAGCGGTATAACGGCCTCCGGCCCGGCTTCACCTATCATTGAAAGTGTCGGCGATGTGACGATGCCACCTTCTGCTAGATAATTAATAAATGGAATGTAGTAACTGGTAAGAAAACCGAACGGATAGAGGCCGGCAACCTCGGTGCTGGCTATATTGTAGATGATCTGGTTGTTTATCCAGTTAATCATGTCGTTGAGGTTGGAAATCATGGAATTGAGAAGCCCTTTGAGATCACCTTCAATGCCGCTAAATAGTCTAGTGAAGCTCGTCTGGATGTTGTTAAGGGTTGTCTGCAGTTGGGTTATGGAGGGGAAGCTGGCGCTCAAAACCACTGAAGTATGTTGTACGATCCAGTTCCATGCATCCTTCAAGGTGTTGGCTGCGGAGGTCACAGTTGATAACCCATCGTTGACGGCAGTGAAGGTTATGGAAGTAACCGAAGACTTTAAATCTGCCCAGGCTTGCTTGACGCTCGTTACCAGGCTGTTCACATAATCCAAGCCGCTGGTGTTGCCGCTGAGGTTAATGGATGTGGTATTGACCAGCCAATCCCACGCGGCCTTGATGCTGGCCACTATGTTGTTTAACGATGTTAACCCGGCTGCGACTACGCCATTCAGTGTTAGTGAGGTATGGGCCACAAGCCAGCTCCAGGCCGAATTTAAGCTATTTGCCACAGACTGAAGTCCTGAAAGTGAACCATCCACCACACCTTTTAATGTAATAGAGGAAGCGTTCTTTAACGCGTTCCATGCAGTATTGATGCCGGTTACCATGGTGTTGATGGTGTCAAGGGCAGCGTTATATCCTGCATTCAGATAAGCATAGGAATTTGACACTAACCAGTTCCATGTGTCCTTGAGGGTGGTCACCACAGTACCAAGAGTGGTAAGTGCAGCACTGGCAGCTCCTGATAGTGTTATCGAAGCCGCTGTCTTTAACCAATCCCAAGCCGTTTTTAATGGGGTTATGATGGTGTTAAACACATTGGTTACCGACGTGGCCACGAGTCCCAACGTAATCGTGGAATTAGCTTTCATCCAGTTCCATGCCCCCTCGATATTCTGGGTGACAACCGTTAGTCCGCTTGATAGTGAACTCCAGTCTAGGGACGGCATCTTGAGGTCAACCCAGAGACCATCCCACCACCTTTTCAGGTCTTCCTTGGTGCCGGTTGGAGGTGTTATAATCTTCCCCTTACCCGTCAAGAAAGCCCATATCGTACCAGCCGGGCCAGCAGAAGCAAACAGCAATTTCCCCCACCAGGTGCTGAAATTCTTGAGTCCAACCTCGGCCAGCCCGATGCTTGCTGCTATTGATGCAAAAGCAGCCGCAAGTCCGGCGAGTACACCAGTTCCTGCAGCACCACCCGCTCCCGCCGCAGCTCCACCTGCGAATAAAGCAAAGAACCATTTGAGAGATTCAACGAGTGGTTTTAAAATAACCAAAGCCGTGCCGATAGTGATAAGTGCTAAAGCGACTTTAGTCAATCCCTGCGCAAGTTCCGGGTTATCCTTCGCCCATTGGCCAAAATTTTTCATCAGCTCGTTTAGATCATCGATGATAGGCTGTATCACGGGAGTAAGCTGGGTAGCCATCGTATTGCCAAGTGCTTTAAATTGCTCGTCTAATTTATCGAGTGAATCACCGAGTTTGTCGCCTGCGGCCACGGCTTCTTTATCTATCACAAGACCAAGTTCGTGCGCCTCTTCTCGGAAAGCTGTTAAACCCGCCTTTCCGTCTTTTAACATTGGAAGCAAATCGGTTCCGCTTTTGCCAAATATAGCAACAGCCAAGGCCGACCGTTCCGCCGGATCTTCAACTGCAGCGAGCGCATCAGCTATTGCCAGAAATTGCTTGTCAGGAGAGAGCGTTCTTAATGCCGCCACGTCGATTCCTAATTTCCCGAAAGCCTTAGAAGCGGCCTCGGCACCATCCTCCGTCATTGCGACATTTTCATCTAACGCAGATTTCTTTGCGTCCAATGCACTTTTCAGTGCATCCGTTTTCGTTTCTTCTATATCACGTAATTCATCAGCGAGATCTTGCTCAATGGCCAGTATTTTTTTTGCCCTATTTTTATCATCTCCAGCGATTCTTGAGATTGCCTTCTGAGCAATTTCTTTCGCTTTAACCTTGGCCTTCTCTGTTTTCTCGGTTATGTTGAGTACAATCGTTTCATATTTACTTTTAATCTTGGCAGTCTGTTCCTCTGATTTCTTGGCCGCTTCAACAATTCCATCAGTGGCAGCAACCATACTGACTTGCATTTTTTTAAAGGCAACCTCAATCCCACTAACATCGGCCCCTGTCATTTTGGCAGCATGTCCTAATTCTTGGAGCAAATCAGTTGACACACCTGTTTTGTCTGATAAATCAGTTAAAGCGCCGGCAGTAGCCGTAAAACCTTTGACGGACGCAGCTAACCCGCCCAATATAGCCACACCCATACCCAAGGCAGCCGTACCCACAACCTTTGATGTATTGAGGAATTTCTCTTCAAAGGATTTTGTTGACTTTTCAGCTTGAGACAAGCCGTTTATTAGATCTTTTGAATCAGTCGAGAGTTTAACCGCTAATTCGCCTAGTACATTGCTACCGGCCATATTTACTCCACAGATTCTTTAATTACCGCGAATAATTTTTCGACTATAGGTTGAAGGTTCTTGAGATTAACCATCTTCCCGATTGATTCTTTGGTCAGCTCAGGGTATTTGTCCTTGAGCATTATCCAGGCCAAAGCCCGTAAGGTCGTGGCCTGCTTGGAATTAAATTGATCTTGAAGAGCACTGATGCCACAGCCAAACTCCTCTTCGATCGCTGTCAGTGTGTTGAGATTGATCTCGGTCAGTTGATATTCCTTATCTCCGAGTGTGATCATGTTCTTCTCTTCTTTCAAGAGTTCGCTCATTTTCCCTCCGGTAGTTTTATACCTGCTTTTTTGATGGCCTTGCTTAACTGTTCCTGCGAGTCATCTCGCTGTGGATGGCTCCCTATGAAATCCTTTGCCGTGAAATGGTTACCCTTCTTCTGGGCATTGGCCCATGTAGTGAGCGCCATTGCGAAATTTTGAGACATCCTGTAATCTTCAACCGACTTCTGATATTGGAGTTCTTTGATAAACAGCCGCATCTTTTTCAAGGGAGTATCATTCACAAAACGACATGCTTCCGGGAATGTCCAGCCCAAAGTCAGACAGAGATACACGATCGTTTCATCTACGTTGTCCATGTCATTTCCAGAGACCGGTTTATCATTTTGTTAATCTCACCGGAAAGGTCTACGCTGACAATCTGGGAGTTGATTAAAACCAATCTATCCCTGACCATTGAATAATAATTTGCTGTGATTGTGTCCTCTGTGGGTTTTCCCAATATCCAGAATTTTTTAGCCGTGGCTTTGGAAAGAACTTTTGAGTACACTCTACCTTGAGGCTTATTGATGCAGGTAAATCGGAGGTCGATTTCCCAATCCATAAACCCGCCGATCTGCTTCCCGTTCTGGTAGAGTGTACCTATTTCATTCATTAGAGTGATGCTTTTTCGAGTGCGCCTGTACCCTGGAAGGTATACGAATAAGAGACAACGCCATCGTGTGCAACGTTAGCGCTCACACCCGTTATGAAAGCGTCTCCAATCCACTGTTGGCCGGGTGTTAAACTTTCCCCGAGAGCCAGGATAATTGCGGAGCCAATCCCCAAAGGTACGCCGTCCTTGTAACCTTCAAAAGAGCCGGACCATCCTGAGCCAGCAATGATGTATTCTTTCACGCCGGCTGCGCCGAAGTCGGTTGTTTCGAGAGCGTCAGCGTTATAGTCGATAGTCCATGACTTTATGCCGTCAACTTCTGCGATAGCCTCAACGTCGTCAACGTCAAACGTTCCATCAGCCAGGTTTGTCTTTTGATAAAGGCCCACTGATTGAACTGCGTTAAGAGCCGAAGGTGTGGTAAGAGGCATCAAACATCTACGCCAAACATTAGCTGTGAGAATTGGTATGCTTAAGGTTTCCTCCGGGGCAGCTGCGCCGTTTCCCTCGTCGATTAAGAACTGTAGATCATCTGCTGCTGTGGTCACACTTGACCGTAGCCAGCAATAGATCGCATCATACGCCGTGATGTCTTTGGCTACAAAATCCTCATACATTAATAAGGTAGTAGCTCCCACGGTTACGGTAGTGCCCCGGACAAACTTAGTCCCTACGGGCGGAGAAGTTGTTTCAGCGCTTACCGTAGTGTCGGCTGTGCCCTGCACCCAAACATCCTCGCAGTCCTCCATAACGGTTGCGCCACAATATACATTTCCTGTTTTTCCTGCGATGTGCATACTTCACCACCTTATGCAATCGGTACTGTTAATGCGCCGGTGCCCTGGAAGGTGTAGCTATACGAGACTATGCCATCAATGGCGGCGCTGGCTGAGACTCCTGTTATAAGGGCCGTTCCGGTCCAGAAAGCCCCGGCTGCCACCTCATAAAGTTTGAGTGTAACCGAGCCTCCGACTGCCTGAGGTACGCCATCTTTGTATCCCTCGAATGACCCAGACCAACCGGACCCGCCGACAATGTATGTTTTAACGCCTGCGTCTGCGAAATCCGTTGTCTCTAACGTGTCCGCGTTGTAATCCAGTGTCCATGATTTAATCCCGCTTACTGCCGACCCCGTGTCGACCTGGCCAGATTTCCCGCTGATGTGCGCCATATTTGCACCTCCGTTATTTCGATAATAAAAAAGACCGCCAGGAGGCGGCCTTGAACTGAGCGAGAATGTGTTTACTTGAATATTTCTATGATCGTATTACGTCCCTTGACGATAGTGACCGATTTAAGGTTGTATTTTCTGAGGTCAGAGAAGTTTAATCCCGTATTGATATAATCCGAGTTCGGAAGTTCAAGAACCTGTACGTTCTTATGTAATGGTTCTCCTATTCTGGGATATTTGGGATCATCTATATCATATTCATCCTTTATTGCTACCTTTTCACTATTTAATATAGCTGTGGTTTTATAATTTTTATATGCCATTTAGCCTCCTACAGTGAGCCTTGAACGCGGAACCGCATGGGGATTTGATAAATTCCGGTATCACCATCGTAAGTCATCGGCCCGATGTATTCACGGATACATTTCATTGCCGTATAACCTGTTATGGTTAATACCACATTCTGACAAGCGGTATTTACTAGACCGGCCATTTTACCTGTGTGCGCCTGAGAGATGTTTGAGGAACAATTTATCCAAAAAGTCATATCTTCTATGGCAGCAGGGTTTTCAAAAGTCCCGATGGGAATATCCGTCAAAAGCCCAAATGTCACATATGGGACGGTTGCTGCCTGTGGAGTTTTTACATTGTAGGTTTTTTTATCGTAACAAGTCCATACCAGTGTCCCGGTGCCGTCCGCCGTCGTCCCACCATCAGTCGTGCCCCATGTCGGCTCCGTCACCGCTGCTGACTTTCCTGCTGTCGTGCATTTATAACAATGGTTGGCATAAATTGACGGCTTAATGCAATCCCCCACAGCATAGGTTGTATTGGCTGCCCATGTTGCGGGCCATAACATTAACTTATCACTAAAAGCTGCTGAAAAGGCGTTAATCAAAACTCACCTTCCTTTTGCGTCCCTGAAGGTATGACCGATGCCCCGGGCATTTCACCCTTGATAAACTCGGGTAATTTGTGAATGTTCATTTCATAGGCAGGGAAAAGAAAGGGGCGAGGGTCCATTTTAGAAGTTCCGTGTTCAATGAAATTAGCGTATTCAACATTGGTCCCAATCTTGACGGTGAATTCCTTTTCATCGGGAGAGGTCACACCATCTTCCACTTTGGCCTGTGAATCTGTTTCACCACGATTCAACCCACTTCCGGTCCAATTGGTTGATACAGAAGCCCTTAAACGTCCGGTGTCTACCACGCACAGTTGCTTGGCGTCACGTTCTATCCGGAGGCCACATTTCAGCATACCTTTTTCTGTGGCATTCAAAATTCGCTTCTTCTGCTCGTCACCGTACCATTTAAAAGACGGAGATATAGTCGTGACCATTAAGATACCTCCAGGACGTCTACTTCCAAATGTCCCAGGCCAGAGTTCATCTCGGAGGGTTTCTGGATCGTACGGATTTCAAATGTCCGTCCGTCGAAAGTGACCCGGCCCTGTTCAGTCAGGCTCACGGACGCGTCACAATACAGCCTATGCGTTGCGTATACCGTGGTCTTGTCGGCGCCCATGCGTTCGTTTGCACTTAGAACAGATAACCGTCCCTGAAAGGCGGTGCCGGCAGTCCATGTTTCCTTCTGCCCGCCCACGCCGTCATCAGTTACGGTTAAGGTGTACGGCACAAAGGAATCTTTTAAAAGCTGAGTGAAGCTCATCGACAAATCTCCGCAAGTTTCCGCCATGCCTCGTCGTATCTTTCAATGCTACTTTGCCTGATTTTTTCAAGTTTTTTCTGGATATCTTCCTTTTGAGTAGGTATCCAATCAGTAGGATAACTCACAATCGGCAAGACAATCGTTTGGCATTTCGGGCAACCACCTGTTAAACCGCAATCACAATTATGGATTGATAAATAAACATTCCCTGCCGTGTCCATAAATCTCGCCATGTTACACCCTCATAATCCTGTAATTCGAAACCCAGTCATCGCAGATCGATTTGACAAGCTCTTTATTCAGAGAGTAAGAATAGTCACCCAGGCGCTCGCTTGAAATGCCCTGCTTATTGCGATTCTGATAGACTGCCGAGCTCAAGGCGAGAGCACATTGCCAAACATCATAGGGATACTGATAAATATAGATTGTCTTTCCTGTGGTGTGTATGGCCTGTGTGGTTCCGTTCACCCCAGGTTCAACGGTCAGTACCAGACCGGTGATCGAATAGATAAAATAATCCTCAGACTCAATCTTGATAGTTTGGCCGGCTGAAAGATTGGTCACCGCCGTCACCGTGATATCGGTTTCCCCCGCTGTGAGGTCGTCATTGGTTGTGGTATCTGAGATATAAGGGGTCGCGCTTATACCATCACCATATCCCCATGTTCCCACAATCTCCACGCTCTTTTTACCAGCGCCGAAGGACCCGTAATCTGAATCTGTCGAAAGCTCGATGCGTATGCGCGGGTATTTGTTTAAAGCATCTTCTTCACCCGGGCCATACAAAAGATAATCAGTCGTTGCAAAGGTGTTCTCGAACGTTGCGTCACCGTCATCGTCGGTCTTTAGCGTGGTAACCGCGAGTAGGTCCGGTATCCATAGCGGAGTATGCCCATCGAAATACTTTGTCTCCGAGGTCACGTAAAACCTACGCCCGCAATACCTATCAATCATCCGGCTGGCGGCGTCGATGGTTTTACGCATTACAACGTCATCAGTGGTCGATGTGACCGAAAGGGCAGTTTTAAGATCAGCTATGGAAGCGTAGCAATTCATCCGTACACCTTCTCACAGATCGGGCAGGCCTTTTTCCCCGCTGCGTTTACTTTAAGCGGCCAGCCGCATTCCGGGCACTCGTTCTTGTCCAGACATTCAGCCTCAATGCTTGGTTGCTTTTTATTAAATTCAAGAATATTTTTCAGAGATTCAAAACCCATTTTATGCGCTCGCTACAACGATACTTAGAGCTGACAAGGGCTGATAAACCAGGAACCATCTGATCTTCCCTGTGTTAGCTGCGCTGAAAGTTGCCTGCAGGGAGCCGGGAGTCAATATCCACGGAAGCATTGTGACCGACTGTATAAACGATCCGGCTGTAACAGGTGTAAACACGCCCAGCGCCGTACTATCAATGTAATATAACGTTCCGACTGCATCGGTATCTATGCGCACCGCCGTCGAAAGGGCAATGTCAGCCGCCGGGTCAGTGCAGGCGTGTTGAATAGTACACGTTGAGGCATTGTTACCGATGATAGTGGCAACAAGACCGTAAAATCCTGTAACCTTTATCGGCCCGCCGGACACGGTAAAAAGGTTGTCGTCACCATTTGGACAGGAGCCGTCCGTCTTTTCAATGCAATGCTCAATCAATTTGGCTTCGTTATATACAGTCATAAATTCACCTCAAAGTTGGGGCTATCTACCAGGCCAAGCCCCCGATTATTTCGATCCCTGGCGATCTAGCCAATAGGAAAGGAGAGTAACCTACTGGCAAGCCGGACACTTATGACCCTTTACTAGGCCGGTGCTGAGACAAATCAGACATACACCGTTCTCGTCCTTCGTTCCTTCATTACCTTTGATTTCTTTTTCTTTCTTAGCCATTTTTAGCCTCCGATATTGATAAATTTCTCAAGAGCTACCAGTATAGACGGCTCCACCTCAAGATTGTCAGGAAGTGTAATTTTAGTAAATACAACCTCGATTTCCTGATTCAGTAATTCGTTTAATTCGTCCTTGAACTTGGCAGCATTACCTTCTATTTCGGATGCAAAATTAACCATGTCCCCGTCCCTGACGTAATTCACGCCATAGCGTGTTTTAAGGCCGTCGCGGACAGTAGCAAAGTCATTCATAAGGTCGGTAAATTTGCGAATCAAGTGGGCAATAACGATGCTTTGCTTGACGGGGATAGGTTTGTCTTGCAGTTTTTTTAAGGCATCCTGTGCTGTGATAATTTCATTATAGGTTAGTTTCATTTTCTCTCCTCTTTAAAATTGGGGCTGTTTAAGGCACAGCCCCTGAAGCCTATTTTTTATCCACCAGTGTAAACGTTGACGTAGTAGACAACGCCGGAGCTGCGGCATTTGATTATTGGGAAATGGCCGGTAGTCGTGGTTGTGGCCGTGCTGGTGATCCATCCGAAGTCCTCAGCGGCGTTGATAGAGAACATGGCCGTCAGTGCGTTGCTGTAGATGTTCGTACTGAAAAGATACAGCTCGCTCGGATTCTGCCCGTCGTCAATAACGAATTCCATCCGCATACCGATGACGAAACAGGCGCTGGACATGTCTGAACCTATTGCAGCGGGCCCGTAAATTCCATTATCCTGGGCGTAAATCCAGTTGCTACCGCATTTAACGTCGACATCGAGATTTACCCATGATCCAAAGCCATAAACAGTTCCGGCAACGGTTCCTGTCAAGTCTGATTCAAAGTAACCAGCTATGCCGTAAGAGTTAGAAGGGGCGGCAGCAGTTACGATAGACCTAATGCCTGAGTATGCGTCACCAGCCGTCAATGCGGCGATGGTTACCGATAAGGCGGCGGTCTGTACCAGGCTTATTCCTGTCAGTGTAAACGTGCCTGCACCTGCATCGATAATGGCCGACTTTGAGCCGGTAGCATAGAACTGAAAGTCTACGTCCTGGGCAGTACCGCCCACCTTAACGGCGGCAGTCCCGATAGTGAATATGTCGCCAGTTGCAGTCCGGCCTACGGCCTTCTCATAGAATACGAGAGAGCCAGAAGCCCACGAAGAATTGATTAGATAAGTGCCTTTACCTTGTGTGGACATTTTTACCTCCTAAGCCGTGCCCTTTCGAGCTTCTAGGCGGCGGTTTCCGCTCTTGAAGAGGGGAGCGTTTATCCACTCCCCTCTTCCTTTTGTTTCGCTTGGGTATGGTCATGTTTAAGTCAATGCAGAAGCGTTGGTTTCCTGCGGGTATTTCGGCCAGCAGAGTGCAAAGATGGTGCTGATCTGGTCAGCGGAACCTGGATCGGTGAAGGTCAGGCCGACATACGGTTTGGCATCCGTGGTCAAGTCGGATGAATCGACATCTACAATGAGGGTCATCAGGTCATAGGTTCCTGTTTCCACCACATCGAGGCCGGTCGAGGCAAGAGCTGTGACATCGCCCATAGTATCCGTGCCAGCGGCAGCGGTCAGTCGATAGCGAGCCGCAATTGCAGTGGTGCTAGTCCCGGCAGTGGCCGCCGACTGAGTGACGGTCATAGTAAAGCCGTCGGTAGCAATAGCTCCAAAGTAGACAATAAACTCTACCTTTTCATAGAGTTTCATGTTGATATGCGGGGTGACAAATGTAGAAGTGTCCTGCGTGGTAGCGCGGAGAGGGACGATATGTATATCCTGGGCTAAGTTCATTTTACCCATTAAATTAACCTCCTGAATTTTGATACAGGGGCAACCCGCCCCTGGCAATTTAGCTTAATCAAGTTTAGGTGCGGGTGCCAGACAGGACCACGAAGGGGCTCTGGTAAGATGTGGTGCCCTTGTACGGGGTCAGGTAATTTTTCCACATCGGTTGCCCGTCGCAGCGATAGACAAACCTGAAAGCGGTCTGGTCAGTCTGGAAGTTGACATGGATTGAAGAGGCGCTCTGCATCGAACCTTTGTCGATCATAATGTACTGAGACAGATCGGCCAGGATAATGTCGCCTGCGGTGCCAAGTGAAGCACACTGCTCACAAGGTATGACCGGGCGTCCGAAGAGTGTGCCGTAAGGAGCGCCGGACAGCCCACCGGCAGGCATGTAGACGGCGATGCCGCCGGAGCCTACGGCCAGGCCCATGGTGTAGAGCTGGGGCTCGATGTTCTGGTTAATCAGCCAGACATAATTTGACGAGTTGGGGCCAAAGCGGGAAGCCCACATCTTAATGATGTTTTCCGCTACGATGGTGGAGGCACCCTGTCCAGTTTCTGCGGTTACAGTTACCAAGCACGGGGCGTTCAAAAGGCCCAGGGGTTTACCAGCGCCGTCACCATTTATGATAGCGTCAGCGATCTTGAAGTCGAACTCAGAAGCGAAAGCCCTGCTAATCCATGATTCGAGAGCTGATGCATCCTGTAGAAGTTCGTCAGTGGCTGTGCAGTAACCGATAAGTTTCTTGAGTTCGAGGCTAACCTGCGCAAAAGAGGGATTAGATTCGGTTTTGCTTGCACCCTCACCAGCCCAGTAAGCCCTTATACCGCCTGACCTAGAGCCGTCCGCCCTGTTGGAGTCGGCCACTGCCGGTATTTTCAAGGCGTTGGAATTGGCTGAGATAGGAATTCTGTAAACCCTGTTTACGATGTCACTGTTGAGAAATGTCTTTTCCAAAAGCTGAGTAGCGAAGTCGGTCTGTACCAGAAATCCACCGTCCGCCGGTACTCCTTCCGAGTTTCCAACTATGGCCTTTAGCCTGGGATCGGTTTCACCTTCGGTCTTGGAGCGCATGACAGCGTGGAGTTGTTCACCTAGAGACTTAAAGCCCTTGGTTTCCACTTCGCCATCAGTGCCCGGTGTGAAACGTTTGACAATTTCCTTGTCTTGTTTAGCCTTAAATTCCTCTACTGCTTTGGTGGCAGCCTGAGCGGTGATCTCGGCTATTTTTTCATCTGTTAATTCCATGATTAATACCTCCTGTTTTTCCCAATAAAAAAAGCACCCTTTCGAGTGCTTTAAAACATCGGGATGGTTTCGGTTTTAGATATGGTTTATTACGTGTGATACGGTTTGATCGATAATTGATTTCAGTCTATCTTCAGCGGCCATGTCGCTGGCCGGAGTGCGTGCGATTTCCTGAGCTATCTCTGTAAATAGTTTCTTGTTGTCATCAGAGAGTCCATTGTCCTTTGCTAGTGTCCTAATGTAATCCAGTTCGTCTGTTATTTCCTGTTGACTGTGGACACGGGGAGCGTTGATAATTATTTCATCAGTTGCGACGTGTTCGGTTGTCGTCACTGTATCATCCACGCTATTAGTCGTAGTAGACACAATAGTCTCGCCGGTCATATCGACAATCTCAGCACTGATAATGTCCTCAACAAGTTGATTAATGGCCGGATCCGCTGACTTTCCCCTCACACTCTGGATAGCATCACGGTTGGAAGGTACTACCACATGAGAGATTTCGAGAAGTTCCTGCTCTGTATAGGTCCGGGCGGGTGTCTTCTCTCCGTCACCGTCTACCCAGGCCTTCGGGATGAAGCCCACGGAGTAAGCGGCCATACCTTTTGAAGCCAACTTGAAAGCCCAATCTGCCTCTTCGTTCCCTTCATTTATATAATATTTTGGCTTTGCGAACAGCCCGTCCTCAGACACTTTGATCTGGGTAAACTCGCCGATCTGCTTCCTTAAATCGCCGTAATTATGAGAGCTCAAAAGCACCGGGCGTTTGCGGAAAGCCGGGAGTGATTTACGCCAGCCCAGCGGGTCGATTGACTCGCCGTCACGATCAGTCGAAGCCGTACTCATCGGGATAAGCATATCGATGGTGCCGTCCTCTGGATTAACGGCCTTTACTTCTGGGCGAAAGGTCTTATATATTTTGTCCATTGTTTACCTCCTATACTACCGGCAACCAACAGCAGCGGCAGTCTGGATGAATCGGAATTACTCCCGTTGTGTCATCAAGATCAAATACTTCTCCATTCATTCCGTCGCAATCTTCACAGGTCCGGTCGTCAAGTGCACTCATAAATTCCGCCTGTTGAAGATCAGCCTCTTTATAACCTTCAATAGCCCCCTGAGCTGATGCGGCGATGGTTTCACTTCTCGCTATCATAAGGGACCGGGCCCGGCTGAAACCTTCGAATACTGCTTGAACACGGTCAGCAATATGCGGGATTGAATCTCCCGCTTCCCAGCCTGCAGCCAGGGCTTCGGCCAATCTACTCGCCGTCTCTTCGCCGATCTGTTCTGCTGCCCAGGCTATTCTTGTGAGTAACCATTTGCGGGCCGTATCGGTCAAAGGTTTCTCTTCCGGCGGAGCATCCTTATGAGGTTTCGGGTTAATCAATTCGGCGCCGTTGCGAACAGAGAGCTTAAATAGGTCTGTTAAAATAGGCGTGACCAGTTTGATATATAAGACTTTGGCCTCCGCCTGGTCGAGAAGGTGATCAGCCCCGGCGTTAAGTTTTGAAAGTGCCTCGGTTTCCTGCGCGCTAAACATTTCTTTTAATGCAGCGATCATGCGCTTTTCGTAGGCCTCGGCGCGGGCGACGTATCCTCTCCAATAGGTCTCTTTCCACTCAGCGGAGAATACTTTTTTTTTAGCCGATAGAGTTTGGAAGGGATTAGCCTGTGGCGTGACCAATACGTCACCTTCTGGCAAAGGTTCCAGTCCTTGAATTTGACGGGCCTCGTTGATAGTCATGTAGCCTGATTTAATGCCTGATTCTGCGAGCATCCTATTCTCTTCCACCGACTCGGGTACTACATCGTCAAAGTCAAGTACCATGTTTTCCGTGTGCGGGAACATAGGTAAGAACTGCTCATTGAGTTTGTTTTTAATACGGTTAAGGCGTGGCTGGACTATCCAGCGGGCAAAAGTATAATCCCCGGCCTCTGCATTGGCCCGGTTGACGTTCTCTGAAATACCCATGACTGACAAAGGCATACCGAATATCCCCAGGATATTGTCACGATTCAGAAGCCGGAGCTCTTTAAAATCCATATCCTTTGCTGAGATTGAAAGCAGTTTTATGTCGCGGATCCCGGCGGCGATGGCCATGCGGTTTGAGTTGGCCGTTCCTTGATGGCGTTCCTTGAACTGCTCTTTTAAGCGTTGGAAGTTTTCCTCTGACACATCCCCATCAGGGAACAGGACCACATCCGGGCGGGCGGAATTATAGAAGAACTTGTTATTCCATTTGGCAGCGTTGATCTCGCCATCAAGGTCTTGCGCCATGGCCTGGACAAAACCTAAACCGCGGTACGGATTCATCGGATTCGGGAGCTTAAAATGAATGACGTTCTCTTTATCCAGCGGGATAGACTCGCCCCCTACCTTATATATATAGCCTGCAATAAAATCTTTCTTTGAAGGGACGACGCTCATTCTGTCCGGCGGCACTATCCACAATTCCCCAGGTAATCCGCCTTTGTTCTTATTGATTACCCAGAATGACTCCCCAGCCAGGCCCATGTAAATCTCGTGCAGCTCAATAAACTCCTGGAACGTCTGGAAGGGATTAACAAAATTCAAAACGTCCATGATCGGGCTTTTCTCGACTTCCGTCTCTTCCCCGTTCTTTAGAGCGTAGATTGACCAGTGAGCATCGGCCACGCCCTGAGCTATTTTGGACACGACGGCGTAAAGCCAGCCGACCTCGCCATAGGCAGACAGAAAGCCTGACGTATCGCGGGATGGCGGCACCGCCTGGTAATTGTAAAGATAAGGTACTGCCGGCTCTTTTATTCTGGGCTTAAAAAACTTACTGAATATGCTCATACAGTTTCCTTAATTTGTGTATGTAAACGGGACTTTTATGTCAGTAACCGAATTCCCACTCACATCTCTATTACTTGAAATTGTCGTTGCACCCACAGAAATCGTAGTCGTAGGCCAATATCCTGGAGTACCCGGCAACGGATAACACATCTCAATAACCCCTGAATCTTCTAACTGCCTGCGCTTTCCGTTCCTCTATCTCAAGAGGCATCTTTAAGGTTTGCCTTAGTTTAGTCCCCTGCTCCACCTGGAACTTCAATGATGGCGGAAGGTTGTCATAATCGGCCTGAGTAACGCCCGTTGATTTTGGAGTTACCTTGGGCGTTACGTCTGCCTTAACTTCCGATTGAATAACGCCCGTTTGATGTCGTTCACGATATCTTTTCTGCCTTTCCCTGTTAGCTTCAGCTTTTTTGATGGGGTCTTTAGTTGGCATTAACGGCCTCTGTTATTTTATTTATGTCGGTCCCTTTGTCGCATATTACGAGTTTTACACCCGGAGTGATGACAAGCCTTTTAAATTGATCTGAAATGTGATACCGCATTTCATCAGTAATATATTGGTCAGCAGTGACAACCAAAACATCACCCTCTTTTATTTGTCCGAGGTTCTTTATCTGTCCTTCAAAGTCCATTTACAACCACCTTATTGACGGGTCTTTGCCCGTTATCATTAACTCAGTGAGCGCCCAGACCATGGCATCCAGACGGTTCGGGCTTTCCTTTGTTTCGCCGGGTATCCAGCCGCATAACTCCTCTTCTAAGAGAGGATAATCCCCTACCAAATGACAGCGGCCCTGCTCGAATAAGGCTACGATAGGTTCGGCTCGAACTGCCTTGCCTCGTGTGGCCTGGACATCTTTGTATGATACGGTCATGCCGCGGGACCGGGCGGCCTGCTCTACGGTGTTCTGTACCATATCGCCGCCGTAGTTTTTCTCAGCGACTACCCGGTCAGCTCCGCAGAATGAGTACGCCTTAAGGACTTCGCCTGCCCAGGCGTCCGGCGGGGCCTTTAAAGACTTGTCTAATAAAATATACCCATGGAGTACGCCGTCCACCATAGCCTTACCAGCTGCCACGATTCCACACTCGGTCGCACCGCCGGGGGGATCAGTGCCAATCACCACTCTGGTCAGTGCCGGGACTTCGTCTAATCTCTTCCGGGTCCGGTCAAGTAAAGCGTGCGTCCATAGAGCGCCAGGAATTTCGTCAAGGTCCTCAGCTAAGATTTCCTGCCGGTATGCCAAAGAGGACATATCTTGGATTACTTCGTCAAGGGCTTCTTTTGAGAGTGTTGAGTTATCAAGTGAGGTGAAATGAAATACTTCCCATCGGGGCGCCAGGCCGTTCTTCTCGGCCTCTTTCTGTTTGGACTCGGCTTTCTTATAAAGTTTGGCAGCATGGCGAGGGTCTTTTGCTTTGGTGACTGACCGGGAGTGCATGGATGGCGGGGTATAAATAAATACCGCATCCCCGTTATTATCCAAGAGCATCGGGGCGCCCACCACTTCCCATGCTTCCTCATTCATCAACTGCCATTCATCGAGGATTAGAAGGTCGGCATAATCACCCCTAAGAGTGTCTGCATTCCATGCTGTTTTGGCTTTTATGCGTTGTTTGGAGCCTGAGAGTTCAATGGTGTGGAGCGTTTCGTTCTTAATGAAAATACCGGCGTCGATCGGCTCGGCTAACGCCCGCTTGACCTCGAACCAAAATGTATCGACTTGCTCCTGTGTGGGAGCTGCATACAGTACACGCTTGACCGCTAAAAAACCCTCAACGGCCAGGATCGCAATACCAACCGTCTTTCCGCCACGCCGACCGGCCCGGATGACCTTTCTTTTAGCCTTGCTGCGTATGAAAGGTAACTGATGTGCTTTGGGCCTGCGTAAATGTACTATTGAATCATTTGTCGTCATACTTCACATTTATTGTGATGTCTTTGTCTGCTTCTGTGTTCTCACCGAAGGCCAGCTTACCGGCTTTCTGATAATCATTGAGGGCTTTGCCCAGCTCTTTGATGCTGTCGTTGCGGTCCTCTACCCAAGCGATTGTTTCTTTGATGTCCTTACCCGTGGGCCGCTGTGTGATAATGGCGTTCAAAACCTCATTGACCAGTTGAATTCCTTTACGGGCAGCATCCAGGCATTGAGAATCAAACTCTGCGCTGGCCCCGGCCATGATGAGCGACTTTCTTTCAAGCGTGAGGTTTTCGGTCTTGGACTTGAAAAGGTTCCGCAGCTCCGCCCACTTTTCCTTCGAAGCCTTCTGCCGGACGGAAGAGGCGTTGCGGTGTCCTTTGTCGGCCACTTCTTCCAGTGACGGATAGCGAAGCCCATCCTTGCCCTGTTCACCCTGCACATACCATGTTTTAATAGTGTCCCAATCAACTTTTTTCATAGTGTTATTTTTTGTTGCTTTTTGTTACTTTTGTGTTATTTTTGAATAGCGGGGAGACGGTTTGAACGCCTGACATGCCGGTTTATGGGGCCGGTACTCTACCGCTGAGCTACCCCGCAATAAAATGAGCCAGGGCATTTGGATAACCAGCCGCTGGCTCTTACATAATGGGTATCAATAAAAAAAGGCCCGCCGTAGCGAGCCTATATTTCTTGAGTTATAAAAGTTAAAAAGGCCAAGTGCTATGCCAAGGAATAATGCCACTGATTAATAATACAATCAGGATGATAGCGGCTAGGGTAATTGCTATTGAAACTGCATCTATCTTCATAAATAAAAAAGCGCTCTAGCCTTTCGGTGAGCGCTAGAATTGAATTTAATTAATAATACAAGAGGTAAAACCCATTTGTCAAGCTAAAAGCGTTACAAAGCGTTACATGACTGACGTGTTAGCTTCGCCGGGGGAAATAATCTTCTTCCTTTTTAATAATCTTTCCGCAAATCAAACATACGGTACCATACCCACGTCTCGGATCATGATAAACCGGTATCACGTTATTACAATGTTCGCAGTTGCCCCACTCGGCACCAGCTCTTAACATCGCCTCCGCTCTATAGTGATACTGGCTTAATCCACCATATTTACTAAAATCCAGTGGTTTAAATGGCCAGGTTTTAATGTCCATAAATACCTTCTCCATGCAGCCCTTTCTTAACTTGCAGGTGTATGGTAATATAGACATCTGGGCCAGGGGCATACCGTTTATATTCATCTTCCGGGGGTAACTTAACTACCGGGCGATCAATTCCAATATCCAGGGCCTGCGCTGTTTTACCCCATGCATCAAGTGCCTTGCATATTTGCTTCTTTATTTCTGTTATATCCATTATTTCACCCCACGTAATTCTATCACTTTGAACTGTCCGCTCTCATCCCGCCATTCTTTATTTAAATACTTCCTCATCCTGGTGATGATCCCCTCATTCCAGCACATTTTACTTCCTTTATATCCGGTATCCTTGCAGACTTTACAGCAATCCCGGAGGATACACCAGTTAATCAGGTCCCGCTGCATGCTGCTCACCTGATTTGATCGGCAAAGATGCAGGATCATGGAGTCGGTCATGCCGTCATGCAGCGCATCTGCCCAGCCATGACTCCGAGAGCTCAATGAGATGATGGCCTGGTCGATATCGGCTTTCCAGATCAACGCTGTTTCCAAGGGATTCTTACGACCAGCTGAATTACAGAAATCCCCCATCTCGTCCGGCGTAATCTTGCCGTACATGATGTCGATATAATGGGTCAATACATATTTAATTAACGCATTACTGTATGACTGTTCCATTAGCACCTCCGTTTATTCATTCAGGCTCCAGGTGGACCCGTTAGGTGGTAGTGTCATGCTGTACCTCCCGGCGTAAACAAATATGCGGAGTCGTTCGATGTTCGGTTTCCATTCTGCCATCAGATGTATTCAAAAACTGATAACTGGTATCTTCTGCATATACAGAAAATGGTTCCCACCCTTCCTCTAATAGCTTGGATTCCTCGCCCAATCTAACGGTGCGTGTTTCCCATTTCTTTTTATTCATCTTTACTTTCCCTCACTTAAAAACTTCAATGCTGCTAGACAAAAGGCGATGGATTCGGTTTCGGCTTGCTTTATCTCAGCTAACCACGATCCCGATTTATTAGTCGCTTCAAGTTCACACCAAATACCATACTGGTAGGCAAAAACAATCCTGCTAATCCCCCGCTCTTTCAACACTGGTTTTATCCACTGTAAACAGGCGTTCATATCACAAGGGAAGTCGGGAACATCGCATGCCTTTATTTCATAATTATCGGGTGCCTTAATCCAACGAGGGTCAGCAGTAGGTTTAAATCCAACCGCTAATGCCAGTTTTTCATTCAGTTCTTTTAATTCAGTATCAGTCATAATTACACCTTCCTGGAATCAGCAAAATCATACTCGGGTTTTGATAATTTATATTCAAGATAGCCCTCAACTATTGGTTTAATTTCACAGGGCATACACTTCATACCCGGTATATCCTTTTGGGGGATTGACAAAACATATGGGGTATCCATCATTTTCCTTTCTCCTTTTCCATAATCTTTAGACATTTTTTACAGGTGATGAGACTGATATTGTCAGTAAATGACATCGACCAAATACCACATTTAACGAAAGATAATGCCTTTTTAAGCGTAGAGTAATGTACTATCTTCTCTTTCATAATTCCTCCAATGACTCTAAACAAGTCCCCCAAGTTTCTCTAATGCGTATTGAATCTTCACAAGTTAGGCAATGCTCAGATGATGCACTATTACATTGGTCGCACAACCTTCTTAAAATATCAGGAAAGTTCTCCGGCCTCCAATCCGGCTTGATCTCAATGGTATCGGATTTGAGATAAGCAAGTTTCAAATCCCCATCGAAGATACCACCATATTGAGGTGATAACTTTCTAACTATCCTCATGGGTAGACTCCTGTAGTTCTTTTTCTGGAACAATAATAAATTTACTGGCATCCCAATCAATACCCTTGTATGCACTCTTTACAGGCATTGGATGGCTACCACCAAGCATCCCGTTTGGATGTACTATATGGACTGTAACCTCCACCTCATCAGGGCGTTTAATATAAGACAGAATTTTCAAAAGCTCACTGACTTTCATCTTTCATCTCCTCCTGAATGAATTGAGAAAAGGTTTTCCCGTTCTGCGTGATTAACGTATTCACACATAGCGGTTTTTCATTAATTTGCGTTATCCATTTGTAAGCCATCTCATCTATATCCACTTCTTTTGCTGCCTGGAGAATGGATTGCTGACCCTCACGATATTTCCCAACGGCGTGTTTAACTTCGTCCTCTTCTCTTTCATCAAGTATTAGTATTTTCATTGGTTAGAACCTCCAATTTTATTGCACAGCACGGTAAAAGGCAGATATAAAGAGTATGTTTATTTCTATCGTAGTATCCACCTATCCAAAAGTCATACCATAGAAACTTAAAGGTGATTTTCATTCTTTCACCACCTTGTTTATTTCTTCCATACAGGCAGGACAGAGATAGCGATGCTCAAATTCATGGATATGTTTTTCACCCTCTGAATGAGCTACAAGGCGATGCTTCCCGCACGCCTCATTAAGATATTCAAGGGCATGACGGAGTGTTTCATCACGGATTTTTAACACTCCGGCCCAATTTGTTACCCAAGTACAGTCAGAGTAATCAAAACCCTTCAACGGTAGCCCTATAGCTTCTTTGACTTTTTCATCACTCAATAAAATACTCTCGTTCATACTATTTACTCCCCAAGTTTCTCAGTCCAAGCCCTGTCAAAATCTCGACTGGCCTCGTCCGGGGAATCACCAAATCCAGCAACACCTTCCATTAAATCCTTACCATACAAAGCACACCACTTATCACCGTCACGGTATACTTTTGGTTTCAATACGTTAAATGGGCGCAAAAGCTCATACTCGATTTTATTTCCTGAATTCACCCTTATCCTCCTTGTTATCCCTGGTACGGAATTCGGAAGGTGTCATACGCATAATCCGGGCTATCTCTGAAAGTGTCTCCCAACCATGAACGTGCAGCGGAAGTTTCTTCTTGTTTCCCACTTTCTCCACTGCTTTATCGAGCTCGTCAGACATGGTTTTCACCGGCCCAGGCCATGATTAACTCCACTGCCGCAGCATATTTTGCTTTGTAGTCTTGGTTTTTCGGGTCCTTAGTTGAAGCCCTGAGGGCTTCGAAGGTGTGCTCATCGATCCCTCCCCACTGGCCGATTATGTAACGACCGAGTTTATCCCGTTCAATTAGATTACGATGCGCAATTTCAGCAAAAAGCATGAAGAACTCAGCCATATCCCGCTGAAATTTACCTGTAACCTCAAGAAAATGGTCCCTATCTTGTTCAAACAGATTTTTACCAGCGGCTTTTTCAATCACTCCAACAATACCGTCAACATCTTCATATTCATTTAAACTTCCAAGTGCATGTCGCATTCCGCAGTATTTATCCACAGCGGCCTGGTATATTTTGGCCTTTTTATAATCGCCGCTATTCTCAAGAATTTCCTTCTCTCCCCTTTTGGCTTCAATCTCGATCTCTTTGGCAGCCGCCCGCATGAAAGCAGCCAGCAGGCTGTCATCGAGCTTCGGAACAGGGTTGCGCACCGCATGCTTCTTGATCACCAGCTTATCGCCATGGGGAACCATGAGGCCGGCGCCGACAGGTAACTCATCAACCAGAAATACTTCTTTCGGGCCGGCAAACCAAAATTCGTGAAAACATTCCTGGCACCATTTATGTTTCGCCGGGTTTTGCAACTCACGGATAAAATCGCCCCGGCTGACCTTGATTTCAATGGCTGCCCTGGTCAATCCTTTGGATGGCCAGAGCGAGAACACCGCAGCGTCAATATGGCGGTTGGTATACATGCCAGTCCCATCGGGCACTTCGAAAAGTGTCACATGATCAGGGGGACCATAGCGCATGCGGATCATATTGGCAATATCCTTAGAGGTTAGATCAAGCATCCGCATCTCCAGAAAGTTCCGGCGCTGTGATTTCGCTCGTTAATGGTTCCACTGCAGGATTAATCCAGCGCTTCGACTCGTAATCATATTCAAGGCCGTCTTTCAGGCGTTCCAGTGTGTCTTTCAGGAGTTCGATAAACTTCTCCGGGCCTCCGTACTCGTCAATCACCCTGTGGGCATCCTTCTGCGCAGCATCCAGATCCACGCCATGGCCAACTTTCAGCCCTGTCTTTTTCTCCGTGACGTTCCAGTCCCCGTCATACTCATGGGCAAATAGTTCAATCTCAGCACTCCCGAATGGGAAGATTGTTTCAGGATATTCACGGTCATTGTCACGGGATAATGGCTCGTTATCATGCTGAGTGCGGATGAAATAGAAACCGTTATTTTGCACTTATTCGATCCTCCCGATATTGATTCCCTTCGCTCTGGCTTCTTCTGCCCATTCATACCATCCGATTTTCAGCTTTAAAGTTTCCAGCATTTCAGCCCTGAGCGCCGGGTCCCATACTCTCCGGTCTAAAACATCGTGGTGATAACAACACAAGTGGGCCAGATTTCTTGAGTTGTTGATTATCTTCTCGGCGTCTCCATTCCGTCCCCCGATCCCGCGATGGATGATATGGGCATACTGGAGGCCTCGCCAATCCTTACGACGACACTCCAGGATTTCACAACTATCACCGGAGCGCAGCCGGACTTCGATCATTACCGATTCAGGAATTTTTGACATCAGTCTCCTTTAACCCAGAGAACCATCGGCAAATAGTGATATCCCGGCCCTGGTGAAGTCCCTTTTTACAAAGAATCGTAGTATCTCGGTTCCAGCAGGTTTTGCATTTACCGGTTAAAATTGCCTCTACAATTTCTGGTTTATTTTTAGCTTTTTTCATCTCGTCAGTACTCCTTGAATCTCCGTCCACATATCAGGAGTCCATAAATAGACCTCAGCGCCGGTAGACATCAAGTCCGTCAGCCAGAAGTATTGCTCAGGGGAAAGATCGCCGGTTTCGCCCTTCAACTCTGCGAATATAAGCCGGGAGCCTTTCACCAGCACTAGGTCAGGCCAGCCGGCACCGTCGCCCTGGACAGCCGTTGCCCATTCGCCGCGCCGATTCATCCCGGCCCGGAAGTGCGCCACGGTCCAGTTGTAAAGATGCGCCAGCTCAATGATCTGGAGAAGTAAGTCGTTCTCGGTCATAGATCACTCTGAATTTAGCCGGGTCCGCTGCATTGAGTATTCCACCAGGGCCAGGTTCACGTTTATGCCCGTTGCCGTTGGATTTTTGACCGTTCTTGAACAATGCAGCGTCGATATAATCAAGATGGCTGCCGGCCGGGCAATTAGATGCTGTGTCCCAGATTACTTTCAGGATATACCCGGTATCCTTGCCCTTTTTCCCGTACATGCCGGCAAGTCGGCCGCCGCACTTCTGCATGTCAATATCAGGGGCGTTTGAGTGCAGCTTCTTGAAAACAGTTACGAGAAAGGCTATAGGATCGGAATACGCATCCATTGCGTTCAAATAATCAGGAAACGTATAACAGCAATCCAGCGGGTTAAAAGGCGGCTTGCCGCCATTGTCTTTTGATATAGTGTCTTTTGTAGTGTCTTTTGTTAGTGTCTTTTGATTAGATATATGTAGGCCATTATCACTTTTGATAATTTCCGTTGTCACTTTTGATAATAAATTGTTATCACTTTGGACAATGGTATTGTCAGAATTGACAACGTTATCACTTTGGACAATGACCCTGCCAAACGGTACCCACTGGTCGAAGTCCTTCTGTAGTGAGTATTGCCCGTTATCAGTTTTGATAATGTTATGCGTTGTCAGTTTTGATAATGCCCGGCAGATATTGGGCTTATCCAGGCCAGTCAACTCCGTGAACTGGTCAAGTGTGATAATATCGGCCTTCTTGTTCCAGCCATAGGTCTTGCGTACAACGGCGTCCATCACCTGCCTAACCTCACCAGGGATGCGGAAACGGCAGAGTTGCTCCATGATCTCCGTAGCGATCTTGATATGGCCGTTCTCAATCTGCGGGTTAGCCATAAATTAACTCTTTTTATTAAGCGGATTATCCTGCCGAGCCAATAATTGTTTTTCGACTTCCTTATTTTTTAGTAAATCGTTTAAGACGTTGGGCAAAGAAAATATTGACTCAAGAGCGCATAATTCACCGTAGAGAAAAAGCTGTTTCAATCGTTGTATCATCAATGATTCAATCTGTGGTCTATCTTCAATCTCTAAGGAATGACAGGTCTCGCATAATGTGACCAGTAAATCATCGGGATACTCCCATGGGTCTTTACCGGGCAAGTAAATTCTGTGATGAACTGCAAGGGTTGATTCATTGTCAAAACATGCTTGACAAGTCCATTCATCCCTCTGCAAAATTTCCAAGCGTTTCTTTTGCCAGCGCGGGTCCCTTAATTTCGCTGCATATTCAGATTTCATACCAAATTCTCCTTTTTTCCTCCCATCATATCAGATGCCTTTACCTTCTCCCTTCCAGTCCTTCTCTAATTGATAGGCAGCCGCTTCCTTAGTGGGGAATTTATCCTTTGAAGCATTCCAGCCTGCGATCTTCACGACCACCCCGATATGATCGATCTTCCCCTCGGTGAAGATTTTCCATTGACCGTGCATGCCTTTCTCGATTCTCATTTCGACCCCAATATCGCCAGTACCAGCGCTTTAATCATTGATTCGCCTCGAAAAATGCTCTCGCAAAACGGGGGGGGGTAATTGAGCGTATCTCTTTTGTACGGGCTGACTTGCCGCCTGTGCGCATAATTTGAGGCGCATATCTGTCGCCATTAGCAGCGGTCACGTATCCCGGCTCGACCGGATTCTTTATTGGCAGATTAAATTGTCCCCATAAGCAAGTACGCTTAGTGTAGGGATCGCCATAGTCGCAGGGATTAAAGATCAGTTGTGGTTTTCCGAGCCAGCGACCTAACTTTCCAACGGGATTTTCAAGCGCCCACCAAGCAGGCTGTGCTACAGCAATAATTCGCAGGCAGGCCATCACTATGCCCATTGAATCAATAGTACGGTTATCCATATCCTTCAGCAGCCAATATTGAGCACCAGATACGGCAAAATCGGTACACGGCGGAGCTGCTAAGATACCATGGACATCGGGCGGCGGCTCATACGTCCGCACGTCCTGTGCAGGCAGCGTGACAAGACGGCAGTCATACCCAGCCTGCGCATAAGGGGCGCTCCAAGCACCGGTCCCGCCACAAAGATCAAGAATGATCTTAGGCATTTATCTCCATAGGCAGCGTTACCAGCATGATTCTCTTCCGCGCCATCTCACAATATTTTTCAGATGTATCGATATAGATAGACTTCCGGCCCAGTTCTTTGGCTACCTTATTTGTCGTTCCACTTCCGCCGAACGGGTCCAGGACAACCGGTTTGACTACATCGGCGCCGCATTTACAGGATGGCTTCCAGCCCAGGGTTACAGTTTCATTGGTATATTCGCCGCCGGTCTCTCTCGCCTGTTGCCGCAGTAACGCCAATCGGTTGGCTGTCGTTCCTTTTTCATAAGCTGACCTCGTATTTGCATCTTCCCGGTTTGATCGGTGAATAGTTCCATGAGCACCCGTATCGATATCCCACCCGGATGGGATTTTTTGCGCAGATCCCGGAATTACAGTTTTAACTACCCGCACCCACGGCTTGCCGCATTTAGCGCAGTTTCCTTTTTCTGAGGTGCTGGCCAAAATGCAACGCTTTGGTATTTCTTCCGGGAAAGTGGCAAAGTGCGCATCCTTGAAAGGTTGTGTTGTGATATCCCAGACTGAGCGAATATTGCGGGAGCCGTTCGGTGTGTAATTTTCTTTGTGGTAGTAATTGAAATAAGAACCTCTCGCCTCCTGGTATGCGGCATCACCGGGGGCATCTCCCCTGTCATGCGAATTACCGCTCTGAGGTTCACGGACCGCTTCCATATCGAAGTAGTAATGGCGGGATTTAGTCAGCATCAAAATATATTCGTGCGATTCCGTTGGCCGATCTTTGCAGCTCTCCGGCATCGGATTGGGCTTATTCCAGATAATCACACTGCGTACCCACCATCCATCAGCCTGCGCAGCCAGGGACACGCGGAAAGGTATCAGACAAAGGTCTTTCGGTTTGAGTGGACGTTGTGGTATAATGGAATATGCCAATGAGGAATAATCAGAAACCATGTCCTTTATGCGGAGGCCCGATGCACCGTGAATCTCCAAGGTGCAAGAAATGCGCTTCAGCAGACCCTGAATACCGTGCAAAAGTAAGTAATTCCAAAAAGGGCAAACCGTCTTATCGGAGAACGCCTGAGACTCTGGTAAAATTACATCAGTCAAGGCTTGGGAATCTAAGCAAGATGGGGCTAAAAGACAGTGCGGAAACTCGCCAGAAAAGACGTGATTGGTGGACTCCCGAACGTCGTGAGTTATGGCGTCAACAAAATTTACAAAGGAACATGGACCCAAAATACCGTCTGCGTTTTGGGCGGCCTGGTATGTTAAATGCGAATTTTCTGAATGGTCAGGCTGTTGTGCCTTATGAAAGCGGCTGGACAAAACGCCTGAAATCGCAAGTATTAATACGTGACAATCATAAGTGTCAAGACTGTGGGTCAACAACATCTTTGCACATTCACCACAAGGACTTCCGAAAAATGAATCACGCATTAGTGAATCTAATAACACTTTGCCATGCTTGCCATTTTGCCCGACATGCGGAACACCGCCGCGCTGTGCTGAATTCGAAATCCCAGGGTTAGCGTGGTCGGGTTTATGGGCTCCACCCCCTCCATAATAAGAGTCACCTAAATTGAGCCAAACCGTCCCATCCGTTTTTAATACCCGCCTGATTGCTCTTAATATCTCGACGGTATGCTCGACGTACATATCAACGGTCGGCTCCAGGCCATAGGCGCCCTTCCATGAGCCGCATTTGATGCATTGATTTTCAACTATTGACCCCCGTTCTATCCCGGCCGCCTTATCCCTGCGGAATGATTGACCGTCACCGTTGCCGCGGTTATTGGACAATGGTTGCCACTCATGCTCGCACCCGTTATGATTGCCCCATATCAAGTCCTGGTCTCCGTCATATTTTCTAAGTCCCCAGTACGTAATCACGGGGGCGACGTTACTACGCAGTTCACCGAATCTTCTGGCAGTGAGCCAAGAATATCCAGACAGTTCCCGTTGTAAATATCTACAAACGGGTCTACGTAGTAAGGCCGCCCCGAAGGGTCACCTCCTATGTTTCGATTAGACATATCCCTCCGTATTTGCTGATACACCGCCACGGTGGTATAATAAATAGGAGGTAAAAAGATGGACGAACTTATGAAAGCTTATCTTGCGGGATGTATTGATTGCGATGGGTCTATTTCGATCAAGCGCAGCACATACCATATGAGAGCGCTGAAGGATGCCGGGCAACCTGTTTATTCTGAGCGAGTGATGTTCAAACAAGTGACACCGCAAGTTACTGAGCTTTTGAAGCAATATTTTGGCGGGTATTATCGCGTTGAAAGGCCATCCGCCAAGAACGGTAAACCATTGTATGCGTGGCAAACGACTGATCTTCAGGCAATAAAATGTATCGAAATATTGATGCCATATCTCCGTGTAAAAAAGGCGCAGGCACAACTTATCAGGGAATTGAGAACATTGAAAAACGTGCCCAGGATTAAGGTTGGCACGTTCACCATGCGCAATAGATGGGGAGCGGAGATAACCATACCGCGCCGTATTGTTGATCCTCAAATAATCCTGCAAAAGGATATCCTGTTTAGCAAAATCAAGGCTCTTAATGATGTCCGCACTACTAAGCCTATCCTGATATAGCCCGGCCAGCACTTCGAGGCAATTCCCCTGGTAGATATCGACGTAAGGATCGGTCAACTCGCTTTCCTCATCATGTCCTTATACATTTTTGCTAATCCTTCCGGTGTGAAATGAAGCTCCTGATTACCAAAATCAACGAGAGGCAGCCGTTTCTCTGCCTCATTAGCATCCGGGTTACCCATGTGGCGGATTTTCCCGACCTTCCAACTGTCGTGCCAGACATAGGCGCCAGCTTTAAGTTCTTGCTGCGGATTGAAGTCTGACGGCAGATCAACTTTCTTTCCGCCGAAGATGGCCTGCAGGATGTTTTTCTTTGGTACGGGCTCCACAACTATCATATGCCGGGGAATCTCCGAATTATCGGCGTAAGGTCCAGGCGCTTGCAGGACGCCGCCGGTTCCATCTGAAGTAATATGCAGTGCCTGATCAAGTGTATGGTCCATATGGCTGCCGTCATTCAGTACCATAGGGTTTCTTGGTTTCTTCTCAGCGGTCTGTGCTTTACCGGAAGAGTTATCCTGCCCGTCGTGAACGTTGGCCGGGTTCTTGGGACAGGCCGCCTCATGTCTATGCAGTCCCTGGTTCCCACATTCCTTTCCGCAGTATTGGCACGGAGTGGTTTTCTTTGACTTCCCATGATTGTCCCTGATGGCTTTATGTGCAGCCGTCAGTCCCTTATTTTCTTCATGGTTCGGGTTGCTTGGACAGAAACGCTCATGCATCCTGCAACTGCGAATTTTAGGGAAAGGCTCCTGACAGTAGGCACATGACCATTTACCGTCAACCGGTTCTTTCTTTGGTTTTACCCGCTTTTCCATCTTTCGAATCAGGGCGGGGGTTAGCGTGACGGGGCCAAGAGATTCCTTGATATAATCCGGGATCGCAGCTTTGAATTTATATACGACGGTTACTGTTTCCGTCTCGCAATTGTCAGGTACGGGGATTGTTATAGTTCCCATTGTTCCCTCCGCTTAAAATTTACCTTTAAAATTGATCTCTAAGCATCTGCCAAACAAGGCAACCCTTTTATCATGGAACATCAATTTCAATTGTCGCCATGCTATCCTCCATTTACCTTTTTCAAAACCGTCATTTCTCTGCAATACGTTTCGTGTTTACAACCAATGCAGTAATCGCTCGGTTCTTCACCGCAAAGGTCTTTCGGGGCCCCGTTGAGCTTCAACATCAAAGCATGCAAAGCTTCCGGCTCAATTACATTTCTGTAGGTTTCTTCGCTCATAAAATCTTAAATATTTTCAAAATCATGTAAGGTATCCCGAGTACGGCAGCTATCAGGACGACATAACCTATCAATATGCCTATCCAGTAAAGGATCGCCAGTAGTATTTCGCCCTGTTTATCGTTCATAATTTCCACCTTTGATGGGGCTGCTCTCCGGCTGATACATCGACTTTAACGGTTCACATAAGCCCCGGCTTACGCTGAGGGGCACCGGAGAGCCAACCCCGGTCCTGGCCTCGCATGTATACCGTGGGTTTCCCCTCGGCAGTGGCCACTTGAGGGTCAGGACATTTTCGGATTGCCCCGGAAGTTATTCACTGTCACCTTTGCCTTGCGAAAGGGCACTCACTTTTTACCGGGTTTGAAGTTTGATTACTCATGCAATCCGTTATCGGCCCGGCTCTCTTCTCACTTTGTCGGCTTCGAGAGATCGCCGAACAGCGGACGCGGGCCGTCTTCTAAACCCTTTCGGGTCTTGAAGCCTATTCAGTTTTTAAAGTTGGGGGACTACGCTATCGCCCAATCCCCCATGGGGCGGCCGGTTACCACTGCGTTTTTTGGGAGTCGATTCGAACCGGCAATGTCACACTCTCCCGATATTTCACCCTGAATATGGCAGGCCCCACCTCGATTAAGGCTCAATGATTCCCTTGGCTCCCGACGTAAGGAGTAACCGCCCGCGGCTTTCTGCCAAGTTAAAACAGAAGCCAGTAGCCACCTGCCCATCTATTCAGGCCTCCATCTATCACATTCAATCGTGTTTTGGTGATTATCAAATTGTCTGATTGCTTGATCATGCTCTGCCGGCGTGGCCCCACAGTCATTACAGAGATTAAGTGGCTTTTCTGTTTCAATATCTTCTGGGTCGGCAGTGGACGTTGTAGTAGTCGTAACAATGTTTGCCAATACGAGTTTTGATTTCCTCACCGGCATCCGGCATGCAGCCGGCCGGCGCACATACTTTCCTTCCTCAGCTTTCGGAAGTGGGACGCCGCCGAGGTGTTCTATTAGTTCGGTTTTGCCACCAATAACATGAGTCTCAGTCTGGACGAAACCATCTCGGTAGATTGCAATAGCCGAACTCGGCCCCGGCAGCGGTATTCCTCCCAGCTTTCTTATTAACCAGTCTTTCAAAGTTCCTCCTTATGGTGTAGTTGACGCTGAATACACACTTGGTTGATAAGATGAATAAACCGATGTGGCAGAAAAAGTGGTCGAATACCATGCGCCGGTACTTGTGAAATTTGCTGACGTTCCACTCGCGTACCATCCACCCGTTGGGACATAAATGGGCGACCTTGAATCCAATCCAGACCTGTCATATTGTGGCTTGGCAGGAGCGCCCCTTCTAAGCACATTCGGCCTCTATAACACATTGGTTAAACCAGTTTTTCATTTCCTGAGTTACGTTCGTCGTGCCTATAATATTGTTTAAGTCGTGGGCAACAATCTCGCCCTTTTTGTCTATCTGGACTACTAAAGCCATGTGTCGGCCATATTCGACAGTACGTTCTGGATAAAGAACCGCGTATAATTGCAATTCAAAATCGTTGACCTTTTTAGTATCGTGCAAAATTAACTGCGTGCCATCCTCTTGCCACATCGTTTTGAATTGTTGGATATTCATTTATCCCAACCTCGTTGTCGTGAATCTTTTTTCACTGATCAGGACACCCGGTATATTCTTGATTCCTGACTTATGCCTGGCCTTAATCTTGATCATGTCCGGACTGCAAAGATCACGTGGTACTAAATCAGGATCGACCACCAAATACTCATAGGTAGTTTTAACCGAACTCGTACTCATATTGCCTTTGACCTTACTGGCTGACTGGATTGGGGCTGCGGTGTCCTCATATTTCGGCTGGACCGGTTGATAGACTTCATCCGGTAGAATCTCGCCGGTTTCTTTGGCCTCTTCGATCTTGGCAGCGTTGGCCTTCATTTCCTCAAGGGCAGCAGCCTCGGCCTTCTTTCTGTTCTCCTCCTGCTCTTTCAAGACGGCAGCATTCCAGGCTGCAACTTTTAGCTGATAAGTAATCACGGCCTGGTCAAATATCTTGACGCCGATCTGAACACGGTTTTTAACCGGATTAAATTCGTCGTCTACAGCGTCAGCGAGGGCCTGTAAGGGGGCTTTCTTGGCCTTCCTTGCAGCCTCTAAATCCCTGCTTAAAGACTTGCCTATCCCCAGCATGTCATTGGCATCTTTGAGTTGCTCAGGGGTTTCGATAATCAGTTCGGTATTCACCCAGGGGAAGAACTCGAGCTCTGCTTTTTTAACGAGGGCTTGAAGGGGATCGACGGGTGCGTCGGCACTTCGTCCGACAACTGAAGCCCCTAATTTATCTGCTATAATTTCCGTCATGCCCGCTTCCGGGCATTTATCTATCTCCCCGATATCCTGGCCAGTCAGCATACATGCCGAGTTATCTGTGACCCTGACGGGTTTGACTTCGTAATCGCAGCCCTGGCAATCTTGCGTTAACATTTCTTCGACTCCTCATTCGCCCTGATCGCCTCCCATGCTTCATCAAGGTTCTTGACATCCTTAATGTCGGCAGTCCTTATTATTCGGGCAGCCTGGAGGATAGAGACGATCTTAGCCAGCGTCATGGTTTTGCCGTAGACATCAACTCCCCGTGCGCAGAGATCGCCGATCGATTTCAGCGGGGCGAACTTGGGGAATTCTTCATCGAAAGGATCGGGATGCTTTACTGTAGATTGCTGTGGAGCACTTTGCTGTGCGCATTGCTGACCGCCCTTTAGATTCCTTGAGATGTTCTGGATGGTCAGGCCCATCTCGGTGCCCAGGTTGGTCATGTTGGGCTGAAAATACCGGTCTGAATCCGTGTCGAACATCTGGATGCGGCCCTGAATATGAAGGTCGACAAGCGCCCGGAAGACAGTCTGAGCGACCATTAGCTCATCGTTGCGCACCCATTGTTTGCCGACGGCGCCGCCTTTTTTCTCTCCCCAGATACACCATGTTCCCTCTTTTTTACCGGGTCTGATTTCGCTATCGGGTATTTCATCGCCCATCTTCATTTCTCGATAGGCCGGCATACCCCGCATTGTCCCGTCACTCATTTGTACTGCGACTTCCCAGAAGGGAGTCATTTTCCCTTCCCACTCTTTTGTTTTGGGGATTGCACTTAATATCTTTGCCATATTTTCTCCTGGCAGATTTGGGAGTACTGCCGTTCCCCTAATTTAATTTCGCTTTTACCCTGACCGTTCTGATCAGGTTATAAATCTCTAATGCAAGCCGGCAATCTTTTACCGGATCGTTTGAGTTCCACGCCATGATCATAATTCCACCGGTTCCGCTGTAT